CCACTTTACTTTCAAATGTGGCCTTTCCTTTTTGGTTAAAGATCCTGATCGTGGCATTCTTGCCATTCAGCTCGCTGATCGGGCACATGTTTTCATCCAGTAGCTCATAACCAAACAGAGAGGCAGAGTCGCCTTGCTTGACGACTGCCCCTCCTTCGAATTGTCTCAGATTTGTCGAATTTAATAATGTCATTAAATCCTCCTTGTTTTAAGCGAATGAGCCGAAGTCTGTGATACGCTTACCATTCTGCGATTGTCCTACTGCCACATATCTGCGATTACCGGAACTTGCGATATATGTGATCCAGATATAACCGTCATTGTCTAACCAGCCATCATAGTTAATCTCTTGACCGGCGGTATAGACTGCTACGATGTCACCTAAAAGCCCAGCAGAGGAACGTACATTGAGCGCAGAGACTTCGACTGTAAATGTACCACTCTCTGGATTAAATTCACCAGAATCAACTGTAAGAGGCTCTGACGGCTCAATAGTATTTACTTGTGCTGGTTGTCCGTCAACTGGGAAGTAAAACCAGCCTACAATACCACTAAAATCACGGGTGTTATATCGTGCTGGACCACCCACGTATAGAGCGTCTGCGTTGCCGTCAATATTCTGTTCGATTGTCCGCATGGTATATCCGTCACTGTCTTCGATGACTAACCCTGTGTGGCCGTAAGAATGACCGTAGATGTAAGTGGTATCCATCACGAATACAGCACCAGCTCGTGGCTTACTATCAAGATTTCCCTCTTGGTTATATTCCACCTCATAACCTAAATCACGGGCAGAATTAAGCAGATTAATAGCATTGCCCCAAATGGTTTTTCCAAAAAAGTACGTAGAGATTGCATTAGGTAGTGCAGCACACTGCATACCCCACTGGCTCATAGATACACCAGTGCCAGCATCTGCTAACCCTTCTGCATATCCCAAAATATCATTTAAAGTAGCCATTTATTGCTCCTTTCTAAAGTCAAAAGCCACCACCCAAAAATAGGCAGTGGCCATTACAAAGATTGCTGTTTTAAGAGCCAGTCTTTTAATCAGCATTTGGCTCTTCGTATTCGAGCGCTCGTGTGCTATCTCCAAACCCTGTCGTTGTAGGATCTGGCACGATATTTAAAGCGTTGAACACTGTCAAACCTACAAGATAAGGGTTTGACACAAATTTACCAAGCAGGCCGAATACTGCGCCCCAGCTTGTCAAATCTTCGAATTTGATGCCAAAGTAAGCCAAGATAGGCAATACTAAAGCAAGTGCGAAGCGTGTTACAAATGCACGGTTTTTAAAACGTACTGTCCAGTTAATTTTCATAGTTGTTCCCTCACATCTAAATTATTGTATTTTTTATAGAGAGCGTCAATATACCCATTGCCACCGAGTTTTTTATAACTCTTGTGCATCTTGTGAATGATATCTGATTCATGCACCGTGGTATATCCACGCTTAATAGCTGTACTGATGTCACGCTCTAATCTCAAATACATAGTGACTAGATGAGCTTCATCGTGTACCACTAATTTTTCGTTTACTTCATTAATTTTCTTATTGTTGTCCTCGCCAACTTCTTGGACGGCTTCCACTGATTTTTGGATTGTGCCTAGTTCGTCTTTTAACTCATTAAACTGTTCTTTGTTTAAGTTAGCAGATTTGCTCGCTTTTAATCCAAACCAGCCTGTGGCCACAACCCCAATTGTCGGAGCGAGATGTGCGATTAGATCTGACAAGCTCAATCACTCACCAACCTTTCTAAATTAGAGGTTGTGGTGTAGCTGCAGCCACTGGTTGTGTTTCAAGATCTCCGCTTGGTTGTGCTGGTTTGTTTTCCTTTGGAAATTCCCATTTCCATACAGCCAACTTGCCGTCTTGCGACAATTTACCTTCTAGTTCTTCTACACTTTCACCATTGTAAGTAAAGTCAGAGTTTACTTGCACAAGCACACGAGTGCCTTCGCCATATTTGGCAGTATAGTTTGGATTATTGACAACGAAGATGTCGTGCGCTTTGTATTCTTTTCCAACTTGTCCAGTTTCTACCAGTTCCAATCCACGAGCATACAGAGTAGGATCAATTGGATTGTCTGTATCTGTTACACGAGCGAGAACTGACCAATCAGCCACCGATTTGATGCTTTGGATTTGTTGCGTCATCGCTTCGTTCTCCTTGGTCAATTCTTGGATTTTAGCGATAGCGTTATTGTTGGCCTCGACAGACTTGTCTAACTCTTTTTTGATTGCTACAACTGCGCCAGATGTGTCAAGTTCCATGCGGACGATATTCAATACTGCTTCGACCAGTGTTGCATCATCTTCGGTCATGCGGTTGGTTGGCAAAATTTCCTCAAATACTCGATATGGGAAGTCTTGCTTGATTGCTACTTTCGTAGTGTTAGCTACTGCATCGTATGATTTAAATTGTACTTTGTAATCCATTATTTAGTTACCTCGTTTTTGTTCTTGATTTCTTCAAAAAGATCCTTCAAGTCCTTATCGGACTCTAGGACCGAGCGATAGCTTTCAACTTCCTGAGCAAGTTGCGCTACAAGTTGCTGTGACTGTGTCAATCGTGCCCTAAATTCGGCTTCGTTGACTGTCTTATTTGCCAATTGGTTAGCTAAATCAGTGATGATTGCTATGTATGTATTTTCGTTCATTTAATTACCTCTTATCTAAATCCATATTTATCAAGCACATTTTGAACGTGACCGCCAGCGGCTCCACTAATCTGCCCATAACGTTTCATTATGCCAAAACAAGTCAAAAGATCCCATAGATACTGACCTATATCTCGACCACCACTCATATAAAAATGTCGTGAGTAAATTCCCTCGATGAAGAAGTCACCACGGCCAATGTAGTGCTTAACATTATTTTGGTTCATCGGTATCAGATAAGTATTTCCGTCATTTGTATTTCCATGGAAATTCCAAGGACTACGATTTTGTCCATTATTGTAGATCAGCACACGGTCGCCCACAAATTCTGTAAGGCTTTCTTCTTTACCGTTCCCTTTACCTGACCAGAGCCGAATACCTGCGAATGTTTCATTGTCGTGTCGTTCTACCTCTTTTGGATCTTTATTGTGATTCGTCCCGATTACCATCAAGGCGGCATTAGAATCACGAAATTGTTCTGCGATAAATCCGCTCTTCGTCAATTTTATAAATTGAGATGAGTTTGTATCATCAATTCTTCGAATCGTGCCTGTATTTGAATACAGATTCAGCGTTCCGTTATCCAAATCGAATACAGTTGAGCCCGTGTTTGCACTCAGCCTACCTCCTTTGACGTGTTCTGCAGAAATATCAATCGAAGCTAGTTGCGTGATAAAAGCTTTTTGGGCCATTAATTCTCTGATAAACGCTTGATTAGCAAGCAGTTTCTGAATCAAAGCATAATCAACTTGTAGTTTGTCTGCTGTTACTGCATTACTAGCCAAAACCGGTGTAGTGACTGATCCAGCCTTCATGTGCCCAGTTTCCACGCTCTCGCTTGCAATGTGACGACCCAAAATAGATCCATCGACTACCATGTCCCCTTTTACTTTAATCAATTTTGCAATTAAAGCAATAGACTCTGGCTCTTGTACCATTAAGGAGCTGATCGTTCTTCCGTTAATACTCTTGCCAGTACCGAAGGAAATTTGACTTGGTGTGATTTGGATATCCGTTTTTCTCACCATATCACCAATTTGGCTGGTGATTGTTGTGAATTGCCCATCTACGGTCTGTTTGTATTCGGCAATCTTAGACTCAATTTTAGTCTCTGAAGTGCCAGCTTTATCCAGTGGGCTGGGCCTAAATGCTGGAATCTTAGATCCACGGACTAAAATTGGATTTCGTATCCAAAACTCTCCGTTATTGATAGCATAGATGTAGAATGGGAAATTTCCTGTTTTGTTAAACTCAAAATCACGATTGGCAGTGAAATGGAATTCTGCTCGAATCCATCTATCTTTCGGTGTATTTTTGTCAGCAAAACCTTGAGCAAATATGGCAGTATTGTTTGAATGGTTTTTTAATGCAAACGCTAGGCCTTTGTCTACCTCTACACCAGATTTGATCATGTAATCAAATGCGATAGAGTATACATCACCTTGCAAAATGCGATCAATATAGATTGGAAAACAAGGTCCTAGCCATGTTGTGGACGGAGACCCATCAATTTTCATTTTGAAGATTCCGTCTTCCGGCCTTGAAAGTCTATTATTATTATTATTATTATTATTGGACACACTGTATTCAGTTAATGTGTCTGCAAATCTGATAAGATTGTCTGGTGTTGTATCGGTCGCAACACTTTCAAATCTTCGATTGATTCCAGCTACATCTTCCTCATATTTAGCTTTTGCTATGTAGCCTTGCTCTAGAATCTGCCTTGTTGCTTTCAGGGCATCAACAGCAGCTTTTTCAGAATATGTCAGCATGCGCTGTTCGAGTTCGCCATTTGGACCAGCTTTGATCTCTAATTGTGTTAATTGGGTCGAGAGACCTTGGATGGTTCTTTCAAAAGTGGCTTGCGCCTGTGTTACTAAATATTCTTGATCTTCAGGGGCTGGTTGCCACGGCCTTTTTTGAGTCCCTTTATACAGGTCGATTTCTGCTATATATAAATCAGATTGTCCGCTGTTCGCTCCGTTATTATCAAAACGTAAATAGGCATTATCAATGTCTCCAGAATTAAATTGGACCGATACACTTTCTAGGTCACTAATGCTTAATTTCTTGCCATTAATCAACTGTTTGACAATAGTGAAGCCTTGAGTTTCACCATTCCGTCTGCCCAAAACGAAAACATCATAAGATGTTAAAGCTGAATTGTTAAATCCTCTAAAGTTAAGAGTATAATCTGTATTCTTTTCTAACAAAAACCGATTGGAACTTATAACTTTTTCGGTTCGGTCATTGTTGGAGAAAATAAGTATTGGTTTTGAGCCGTTAAAATAGAATGGATGGTTCCCTATTTTTGCAATCCCATTGCTGCCAAAATACTTCGTACCTTCTTTATAACCAGTATCACGAATTAAGTTAGGTCCACCATTGACACCGATTGAGGTGAATTCTTCTTTGACTCCTGCCACTGTCTGCTCAACATAAGACCGATCTGCCTTGCCATTTGTGACATTGGTCAGATCAGAGATGGCTTTATCAGTCGTCTGCTCAAATCTAGACTGTGCGCCTTGGATATTGACAAATTGGCTTTGTGTTTGATCTTTGAAATCGTTGATCAGCTTCTGGATATCGGCATCACTGGTCTTTAATTGATCAGTAGTAGCTTTCAAACCTTGCATCTTCACTTCGATGCCATTATATTGAGCTTTAAACTCTTCTATAATTTCATTTTTGTTTGCTTGGTTTGCTGCATTGATCTTGTCAGTTACTTGAGCCGAAATTTCCTGCTTGACTACTTCAGCTTGTGCTTTTGCTTGCTCAATCCCGTCTGTTATTTTATGTTCCAGCTCTTTTGCTTGCTTGTCATACTCAGCATTAGCATTATCTACAAGCTTCTGCACTTTCGCTTCATATTCTGCATCATAAGACTTCATTTTCTTGTCAACGGAGTCATTGACCATTCCTGAGATAGAGTCTGCTAAAGTTCTTGCTACTTCTCCAAATCCGATGCTGACAAGCTTGATGCTCATTGGATTAAATTTGTATTTCGTGATCTTTTTTCGCAAATCGACATCGTAGCCCTCGTGGAAGATGCTCACGATATCAAACATGTGTACTGGTTGATCTGCCTGGCCGACAACATCAATCTCAAGGCTTTCTTCGATCATGTCACACAGAGTTTCACGAAAATAGCGCTTGCCGTATTCCTCAAGTGTTTTTTGATCCACTACATCCTGATCTTGTACTTCCATATCTGCTTCGTAGATATGCTTGTATTTATTGATCAGTGGGCTATCAATGGTCACGGTTAGGATCTGATCTTTCTTTCCTTCCTCGTGCGCTTCGATGACCTTTTTAAAATGGATCCGTGTTCTCAACTCTTTAGTGGATTTCGATTCCTGAAACGACTTCATGTTTTTTTTGTAGGCAAACAATGATTCGTTTTCGATTCCACCATTTTCTAACAATCGGACACTGTACTTATCACGGACAAGATCTCCACCCCATTGCCCAACGATGGAATGCTTGTCTTTGGCCAAGGCTTCCATCGCTGAGACATCTTTTAGATTTAGGGTGTGTTTGGACATCACGTCGGAAAAAAATGTAAATGGTGTCTCTCGTTTGAATCCAGCAACAAGCGCATTCATTACGGTCGCTCCATTTACTCGATCGACATTGATCTTGTTGATAGAATATCCATTGAGTAATGTCGCTACTTGATTAGCATATACAGTGACATATCCGTGTTGCTTCTCGACTTCAAAGATAGTAAAGTACTGCTCTCCGTGTAAGTCATCAGCAACTAATTCTGTTTCCGGAATTAACAATGCCCATTTGGGGTCTGATGTGGGAAATTTAAAGGTAAGCTGATAGGTGCTGTTAGCTTCCTGGACGATTTCAGAGCTAAAAGCTTCGTTAAGAGGGAAATTACCCTCTTGCAGATAGATCATACTTTATACCTCCAGTTCCCTTTGATTGTGATTTTTGAAACCGTTCCTGAAACTGCAATCCCAGACATACCTGGAGCAATTTCGAAGAAACCGCCTCGTTTTCTCAATGTATTTTTCAGATTTCCATTTTTGTCGTAAACATTTTGTTTTTTGTGACGACAGTCAATTGTTGCCTTTGTATCAATCGTGAGTTGCATGGTTTGCTTCCCAATGGTTAGAGAGACATCACCATTGCCCTCGATTGTAATGACAGGTTCAGAATATACCGTTCCTGGATTGTTTACTGTGCCGTTACCTGCTAAAGTGACTGCAGCATCATTATTTAAGTAACGGAATGGATGCATCTTTAACTTGATTTCTAAAGTCCAAGCATGCAAGCCGTTTTGTTTAAATGATGCGCTCTGGAAATCAGCATAAAAAATAGAGCCTGGCCGATGACTAAACTCTATTTTATTTTCTTCCTGCTTGAATTGATTTACAATCATTTCAATTTCGCTTGTTTTGACAACGTATAGACTTACTGTCTTATCGTACCCATCATAAGCTCCATCATAGAGATTATAATCTCCATTGGCTCCATAAATCGTATTTGATTCGACCCTTGGTGTTGCCGTCTGGTCTTCTCCAAAATCTGTCACATAGCAGTTTGGGATTGATCCAGTGTCAAATCCATTTATAATCATGTTAAACATTAGATTCCCTCCCTCGCCATGATTTTAGAATATCTTTGATAGCTGTTTTGTGCCAAAATGTCACCGTCCAGGTAAGTTTCTGACGGTTTTTCAAGGATAGCAGTAAGGATCTTTTCTAAACTTGCTCTCAGAATTGCGATCTCAGCAACGATATTTTCACCAGTATAGCTATTTCCTGTGGATGTTTCTTTAAATAAAAATTGCTGGCTGGCTTTTTTCATTTCTCGCAAGAATTTGGCATCTTCTGGGATTCCGACCCCTGCCGCATATCTTGGAAAACCGAGATTTTTCATCAATCGTTTAGTTCTATCAGCTCGCAATACTTTGGATCCACGAGGCAAGTTGAGTACAACATCCCGTCCGTCTGGTATGAATGAGCTTCCGTCCGGTAATGTTACCATTTCTTTATAGACTGCATTTCGCTGGTCGTTAACCATTGCAAGACCACCTTCGTGGAAGTTCGTACCTTTTTCGTGTCTTGATCCGAAAACACGGGAGAATGAGTTGACCACTTTATTTACTACTTCTGTAGCAGTGATAGTCGTGTGGTGACTTGTTGGAATACCGTTGATAGCATTGGTTGCACTGTTTGCAGCATTAACCGCACTAGTGCTATCGCCTGTTGCGTACTTAGTTGGGCTTGGTGTAGCGTTCCAAGCGTTTTGATTATCAATCGCTTGTCTTGCAGCGGTTATCGCACCAGTTGGATCACCTAATTGTGGTTTAACAGGGCTTGGAGTGTTATTCCATTCTTGCTGTTTGTTAATCGCTTGCTGTGCAGCATTATTCGCATTGCTTGGATCAGCGGTAATTTGTTTTGTTGGTACGTTAAATCCGTTATATAATCCTAAAGCGCCCATTGCTTGGTTAGTTCCAAGCGTTACACCGTCTGGAGTTGCAATCAAGTCCGTCTTATGGTCTGTAGGTAGTGTTAAGATGCTAGACATCGCACTGGCGATAGCGCTCTTGGTCTTGTCTTCTGCATCCAAGTTGACTACGTGAGCCATACCAGTTAACGAATCAACTGCCAGTTTTACACGTTCAGCCTTATCGCTCGCAGCATCTTTTAAGATCAGTTCTTTCTGCTCTGGTGTGAGTGTATTCCAACGCTCAATGATCGCAGTAGCACGTTCACCCGATGATAGGAAGTCAGTATTCTTCATTAAGAGTTCTTTAACTTCCGCTGGCATAGCATTGTATTGTTCTAACAATGTTTTATTATCAAGGATGGCTTGCATACCTTGATTGTTGCCTACGACTAATTCTTTTTCTGCCGGGGTTAAGCTGTCCCACTTACCAACTTCAACCAGCGCTTGACCGATTGTCATCTTAGCGTTAGTTTCAAGATTTGCGTTCTTGAGGATAAACTGCATATTCTCCCAGCCGTTTTCAGCTTGAAGAGCTTTAGTTACTTCTTCTTGTGCATTAGTTTTTACTGACGCTGTCTTCGGATCCCAGATGAGGCTTTTCCATATTAGGTTGGCCTCTTTCGTTTCTTTAGACATATTTACAGTATCTTTTGCAACCATGCCGGAAGAACGTCCAATGACGTCGGCAAACTGATCTGCCTTAGCCATCATCTTATCGTAATCAAGGCCAAGTTCTGCCCAGCTTTTTCGTAATTGGCTAAAATACAGCTCACGTTGTCGATCATCGCCAAAATTAAGCGGTACTTTTTCGCTCAGTTTCTTTTGAAGAGCAGCATACTCACGGCCAAATGCTTCCATTTTGGATTTATGCTGAGCGCTTAACTCTTCCATTTTTTGGTTATATTCGGCTTTATTGATAGTTTTTTTGTCGTACTCTTCTTTTAAAGCTTTTGTTTGGTCTTCGTAAAGTTTGATCTCATCTTTCAACCATTTAGCAACGACTCCAGAACCTTTTCTCAACTGGGTCTCATTCAAGTCGTTGATCTGGCCATTCATCGCTTTAATAATCGCTGTGCGCTCATCTGCAGAAAATTTCTGCATTTCCAGTTGTTTGTTGATAAATTGGTTCTCATAATCGTAGATGAGTGCTTGTTCTTCACGAGTGATCTTACGTTTTTTGTCAGACGCATCTTGATAGATTTGGATGATCTCATCAGTCATTGTCTGGACGTTTTTCTTCTGCTGTTCTGCTTGTGCTACAGCACGTTTTTGGACTTCTTCTGAAGCTCCAATTTTTTCAAGATTTTTTTGAGTGCGTTGAAGATCCTTGTCAATCGCTTTTTGCAGATCGCTCGAAAGTCCTTGCACACTCTTACGGACATTTTCAACGGCCTGAGATCCACCGTTTCCAAAACCAATCATTGCTTGATGGGCATCATCGATTTTAGCTTTTAATTTCGATAGTTCCTCTGCTTGGACCTTGTTTACCGAAGTTCCCCAGGTCCGAGTCCTCTCGTCTGCATCTGCCATTTCTTTGGCTACTGCAGCAATCACACCAACAGCAACACCGCCTATTAGGACTCCCCAGGTGACAGGGTTCCCAAGCAGTGCGATCCCTTTTGCTAATAGACCAGTAGAAGCTACTGCACCTTCTGCAGCAGTGCTAGTTGCAGTGATTCCGGTTGTTGCAGTTTTAAATGCAGAAGAAAGACTGCTACCTTGTTTAAATAGTTGGAATGTCTTGCCTAATACAGAAAGCCCACCACCGACTTTACCAATACCTTGAGTGAGGAAGCCGATACCTTTAGTGATTCCTCCGATAACTCCGATACCTTTGCCAAGGATTGATAAGGCTGGACCTGCGCCTGCTGCAAGCAATCCCCATTTAATGATATTTTGCTGTTGAGACTCGCTCATTTCACTAAAAGCCTTGGCCATGTCAGCCAGTTTTGAAATCCATGGTTTCACAGCCTGCAAACCTGAATTCATAGCTTTCAGAAGCGGTCCACCAAATTCAATTGCTAAGTCAGTAATTTGGTTTTTAAAGATTTTCAATTGAGATTCTGTCGTTTCATAGCGCTTTTTGGCTTCGTTCGTGAGGGCTGTATTTTCTTTCCACGCTCCATTTGCAGTTTTTAAGGCTCGTGATAGCAAGTCTCCAGCACCAGCCATACGTTGCATAGTATCTACTTCTTGAGTTGATTTGATACCCAGTTCTTTTAAAGTTTGGGTTACATCCCCACCGGACTGCTTGACTTTTTTCAATCCGTCAAGAAATGCTAATAAGGCGATTTGTGGTTCTGTTTTCCACTCATGAGCAAAGTTTTGAGCGCTCATTCCAGATACTTTCGCAAATAATTCTAGCTTTTTACCACCAGAAAGGACTTGCGTGTTGATTTTTTGCATGACACGAGAGAATGAGCTTCCCCCTGCTTCTGCGTTAATACCCACGGAACTCATAGCGGTTGCTACTGCTAAAATCTGCGGTTCAGTCAATCCTACCAGATGCCCTGTACCTGCTAACCGCAAGCCCATTTCCAGAATCTCAGATTCAGTTGTTGCAAAATTATTTCCGAGGTCAACAATGGTTGATCCTAGTCGTCTAAATTCAGATTGTGGCATCTGAGTGATATTTGCAAAACGGGCCATTGCGGTAGCAGCTTCATCAGCAGTCAAGTTGGTAGATTCACCGAGGTCAATCATGGTTTTCGAAAAGTCAACAATGTTTTCTTTTTTGATCCCTAACTGACCTGCCGCTTCCGCTACTCTCGCAATGTCCGCAGCACTCGCTGGCATTGTCTTAGATGCCTCACGAATAGCATTTGACATCTTCTTGTATTCGCCCTCAGTAGCGTCAACCGTTTTTCTAACTCCGGCAAAAGCAGACTCATAATCTACGGCAGCCTTAACTGCAAATCCTGCGCTTGCAATCAACGGGGCTGTCACTCCTTTGGTTAATGTTCCTCCAAAGTCAGAGACTTTCTTCCCAAATTTTTGGATGTTATCTCCACTTTTAACAAGGTTCTTCCCAAAGTTTTCCATTTTACCAAAAAAGCTATTTTCACGTCCAACAGCTTTCAAGGCTTGCTCTACTTTGTAGAGTTGTCCTTCCATTGCTGATAATTTTGCATTTTCTCTCTCAATATCAGCAGCAGCTTTGTCAAATTTAGCAGATCCAGGATCGAGCTTGTCGAAGTTCTGCTTCATTTGATCGAGTACTTTCTTTTGTGCTTCAATGGCCTGTCCTAAAGACTTGTATTTTGCTTTGAGGAGTTCAGTACTCTTACCATTGTTTTTCAATGTGCTATCGAGCGCTTTGACATTATTTTGGAAATACTTCACAGCGTTCTTTGCACTTGTTAAGCTAGGATTGAACTTTGACACGTCCAGCCCTAGTTCGATGTACATTTGTCCTAGTGGCGTTCCACCTGCCATTTTTCCTCCTTTTACAAACAAAAAAAGCCCAAAGAGGCTTTATGCTTCCATTTCTCCAAAAATGTCAGCTAGATCTAAAGACGCATTTTCGGTTTGATCTTTATCAAGATCAATAATTCCGATCAGATCTTCCCAGCTTAATTCCATCACGTCATGGACATTCATGTTATATGGTCCATCAGCAACTTCCTTAACGAATTTGTAGAAACGTTTTAATGCGTTTTTAGGATCTATTTTTTCCCCTTTGGGTCCACATCACCCACAAGATGAGCATAGATTTCGGTGAACACTTCAATGATTTTTGCAAAATCTGTATGTTCTAGCAATTGCTCTACTGTCACATTTTCAAATAGTGACGCAATGAAGCCTAATTGTTGGTCCAATTTTTCAACTTCTGTCTTATCTGATGTGAGTGAGTCGTTTAATACAAGGTAATCACGATAATCACGAGTAGTAATTTCTTTACTAGAGTAAAGTACATCTTCTCCAGCATCATTCTTCATGGTAAATGTAATTTTTGACATTGTTTGCCTTTCTATAATTAAAAAAGCACCGAATGGTGCTTATTTCATTTTGTCCAAATTTTATTTAAAAATTCAATTTTATTAACATCATTATTGGAATTATCTTTGTTCATCGCATAGACTATTGCGATAGTTGCCTTTCCCCCAGCTCTAATCACAACACTTTTTTTAGATTGGACTGCGACAGTGTCGTCATTAGTGATAACTGAGTCGTATGCGAGATAATTTCCTTTATCATCACTTACAAGCATTTTCCCTGGATTGATTTCAATGTTTGAAGAATCATTATTGGTAATAACCAAAGTTACTGTAACTGGTATAAAACTGTTAGAGTCATGTTCCATTGCCAGCATTCCAGAGGTTTGTTTTTTGGGTTCATTGACTGTGATTTGAGTTTTGTCGAAAAGAACTCCGTCCCCAAATTTGTAGTTAGTCAATGAATTCATCCCAAGAACAAATTCATTTGCTTCCAGAAATAAATCGTGATCTACGTTTGATACGTATGTAGAGAGCTTATCTTTTACCATCACAGCTCTATCTTTTTCTTCCTTTACGCTCTCTAATTCCTTGTGTGCCTTAGAAAGTTGATTATTGGAATTTACGAGCATAATAGCAAGTACAATAGAAACTAGCGTGATCATAATTGTTAATGTTATTAAAACTGTATTTTTCTTATTTTTCATAACAAAACCTCCACAACTTATTATATCAATAATTGTAAAGGTTTACAACGATATAAAGATAAATAAAGGGGCTAAATGCCCCAATTATTATCCTGCTGCTGCCATACCGAGTTTTGCTTTCAATTTCTTGATTTTTGCTTCATCGCTACCAAAGTACATTGTACCGTACTTGTTCTTGGTTTGCTCATCAGTACTTGCGCCTGCAGCGAATGATACATCTGTAGTAGCAAGCTCATCAGCTTTATCTTTGATCGTGTTGAGATCAATTGCATCCATTGAAAGATTCCCTTTGTAGAATCCGTAGTAAGCTCCACCACCATCTGCAGTGTTTGATTCGAGCAAAATAGCGACATCTTTTGAAACTGTATCAGCTCCAAAGTCAAGGATGTCATCATCGTTTTCGTAGCCGAGCGCTTTGACGTAAAGTGCTACTGGGATATCCAAGAGACCAAGATCTACTTTGACATCTCCAACCCCACGGTTGTTTACATGGTAAGCAATGTTGCTTCCGAATGTTTTTGTAGGGTCAACGGCAAGACCAGAGATTTTTGCGGTTTGAGTCGCACCTTCTCCTTTTTTACCTTGGATGATAAAGAGGTTTTCTCCCTCTGTTGGGGTTTGATTCCCATCCAAAATTCGAACTGTAAGGCTTTTAAAACCAACTGTAGCAGTTCCTTGTTTTTGTTGTGTCATATTAAATTTCCTTTCTAATAATCGTCATACAGCTTGCTCTTTCCTTTATAGGTCCTGGCATCTGCATAGCGTTTGATTTCAGGGATCCATTCATCTAGACCCCCAGCAATTTGGTAGAATCCTTGCGATTCCATCACCTTTTCGACTAACCCTTGCAATTTTTTGCATTCAATTCGATTGGTCGATTCAACATTGATTTGATAAAGAAATGTTTTCGAAAAGCTTGTATTACTTCCCTGATCACTTTGGGTAGGTGGCCCTAGTGGGATAATAACAATACTCGTCTGATCTGTTGGTAAGGTTTCAGGACGCTCAAATGATTTGATAGTGATCTTAGAAAGTTCCTCATCGCTCATCAGAGCATCATATATTTCTGATATCTTGTCTTTAATCATCCAAGCCCTTCTCCTTTCAATTTAGTTGCTAACCTATATTTAAATTTTTCTTTGTTGGCTTCCGAAAATCTTCGAATAACACCGAATCCCCTTGGATGGGCCTTTTTGGCATATCCAAATTCGTTCAAATGCTCCAACCGCCAACGTGAGCCAGCGCCAAAACCAAGCTTAACCATTGGCACTCCTTCAAAAGCACCCGTTACATTTCCGACTGTTGCGCTTTCAATTGTTTCTCCAGTCTTTCTAAAAACTTCTAGAGCGATTTGAAAGTCTTCGAGTGTTTCAGTTGCTGCGCCTTTCAAAGCTCTATTCGCAGACCTTCTCACTTTCGCATCGCCAAGCTTTGCTTCTAAATTCCGGATGACTTCATCGAAGCCTCTTAATGTAGCGCCACTAGTCATTTGATTCACCAATAACAACAATTAAATAATCACGGTTGTCATAATCGGGGCGAACGTCAATGATCTGCCATTTTTTATTTTCTAATCGGTGATCATTCACTTGTACAAAATGCTTATTGTCAGGTTGATAACTTGTTAAAGGATCTCTTATTTTTAAGGTCATCTTTGCAGTCATTGATTTTCCTGTTGAAATTTCGATATCCTTTAAACTAGGTGAGTAAACTTTAGCAAATGTATAAAATACTTTTTCAAAGCTCACATCCCTGCCATCTAATCCTTCAAGTACTTTTGAGTTATAAAACTCCACAGGAGTTCTTAATTCACTTGTATTGGTTTCTGGTTTCTTGTATTTAAACTCAGGCTTATTCATCTTCCACAACTACATCTTTGCTTAGATTGTTCGAAGCTACTAAATCGTATTCTTTAACAAAATCAGGTAATTTCTTCATCAATTCGTTTTTTCGATCATCATCAACTTCAAAAATGTCTCCAACGTGTCGGACAACATTTTCTTTCAAGTCAAAGAAATCTTGGATTGTTTCTAGCACTCTTTTCCTCCTATTGGGTGGTTTTGAAGTGATAACTCAAGGAGTTCTCCTTGAAAATTTGCAAAGAAAAACTCGACCTGATCATTGTACAGATATCTTGCACGTTCCAAGACAAGCTCTTCAGTGCGAGAATCTGACAAATCAAAAGCTCCTGTTAAGTCGAGAATTGCTTTTTCGGATGAGACTAACATCCTTGAAAGATTCCCGTCTTCTGCATCATGAAAGATTTTCATCCGCTCCTTGAATGTTCCTAGAAGCGGATGAAATTGTTTTGTGTCTTCCATTCGGTGTCACCACCTATTATTTAATTTTCAATACCCAGACAGCAGCAGTCTTTTCATCATGAGCCTTACCATAAGCGAATTGCTTAGCAGTGTAGAGGTTCAAATCTTCGAGAGCGTAAGTCTCAGTGAAGCGACCAAACTCGATTCCACCACCTACGAAGGCATCGTAGCGACCTTTGACGAATGTAGTCACTTTACCAGCGGTTTGAGCAACTGATTCAACCAAGATCAAGTTGTACGGCATTGCAGTTACATACGTTCCTTGAGCGTTCAAGGAAGTGTATTGTTTCTTGACATCCCACGCATCCGCTGGGTTGACTACCATCACGACATTTCCTTCAACTGCTACTGGGTTGCCGTCAGACTTAACAGAGTGATGTTTGTACACCACAGTCAATTCTTTAACAACTGTCGCAGAGTCAGCAAATGTAAGGTTTGTAGTTTGGGCCTCTTTTTCTGCAAAAGTTGTTTTATTGCTAGCTGCAGTTCCAGTGAGGGTACGAGAAAGACCGATGGGCTTGCCATCTCCGTCACCGTTCAAAAAGGCAGCTTCCAAAGCAGCAGCGAACGCTTCTGTGATTTGAGCAGATACGAATGATTGCAACCAAGCAGGTCCGAATTTTTCAGAGTCTTTAGGGATGACTACAAATGCAGTCAATTTGTTTTGGATTGCTTCTTCTTCGTTGAAGGCTTGTTTCAATTGGCCTTGAATTTCCCCGTTGATCTTGCCCCAAAGAGCTGTTCCGGTCTGAGTTGATTTGAGGAATTTAAGGCGGATGCCAGCGTTCCGCAATCCGATGTGTTGCAAGAGTGGGCGAGATTTCACCATATCATCAAAGATACGGTCGATTGTTTCTTGTGGGAAGAGTTTTTCTACTCCCACAGGGGCAGTTTTGTCGATGTCGTTGAAGAATTCACGAGCTTCCGCAGTCAATTTAGCATCATAAGGGTTCATTGCTGAAACTTCCTCATGAGCAGCATGACGAGCTTGTTCCATCATTTCATTTGTCATCGACTCGATCATTTCATTGTAGAGTTTCGCTTGTTCTTCTTGAGGTGCACCATTTGCTACAGCGTTCAAGAAGTTCTGACGAATTTCGTTGAATTTGTTAGATAATTTCATTGTCATTGTATTTTTCCTTTCTAAAATGCAAAAAGACCGAACCCTTTCGGTACAGCCTCGTTTGTGTTATTTTCTGGACTTTCTGGAATATTGAATTTTTTCTGTACAAATTCGCTATTTTTAAAAGTCTCACTTGCGATTTGTCGAGCTTCTAGCTTATTAGCTACCAGCTCAGCGATTTTATCAACATCAGGAGTCATTGCCGACTTCATCTTGTCGATAAAATCATGTGGAATCATTGGAGTTTCGCTTGCAGCAAACGTAGGAGCAATTTCTCCAGCAAACATGATTCTGTCGGCAAAACCTTGATTTACTGCTGATTCAGCATCGAACCAGGTAGTCTTGTTCATCAGATCCAATAAATCATCCAACGCTTTCCCAGTCTTATCAACATAAGCATTTGCGATTGATTTATTAAAACCTTCAAGTACTCCAGCTTCATGAAGTAGAGTGTTGTGGTCTCCGTCAACTCGTGATGACACGTTGTGGATCATGATTTGAGCAGTAGGGCTAATTTCTACTACATCACCAGCCATTGCGATAACGCTCGCTGCGCTTGCAGCAATTCCCACGATTTTAACAACTACTTTCCCTGAGTAGGCCCGTAATGCAGTATAGATTTCGCTACCTGCATATACATCTCCTCCCCCTGAATTGATGTGAACTTCAATGTCCTCACCAGTTTCCGGTAATACTACATTTTTAGGAGCGGTACAGTCCCAATCAAGCCAATCATAAAGCCAAGCATCATCGTTTGACACGATTGTTCCTTTAATCGGAATCACTTTCATCTTCTTTCTCACCTCCCTTCTCTACATCCTCACCAAGTTGATAGTTCTTAGTGATCAGAGGCTTGTCGCCCCACGGTACAGCTTCAAGACCAAGTTCCTCACGGACTTCATTGATAAGCATGGATCCTGAAGAAATTAGCTTGTCAATACTTTGAGCAAGCGAGAATTTGTCTCTTTGTCCTTCACCAACAATGACAAGACGCTTATTGTCTTTGTACTCGCTTTTACTTAGTAAAGCAAAGTTCAGACCATCGCTCATTTTCTTCACAAGCGACTGGTAGCAATAGCTATTAAACATCTTCTGACTATTTTCCAGGTTTGCCATATCCCCATGCATCAGCGCAGTTGGGATTCCTAAGATGTCAGCTACCTCATCATCGAATTGCCTACGGAGCTTTTTAAGCTCATCTACAGACAAATTCGATGTACCTGTAGTATTTGTTAGCTCAGAGTATTCCATTCCCTCTTGAGCTGGGACAATCGCTACTGTCTTGGTTGTAAATGATTTAAAGAGACCATCTGCATATCGTTGCATCTTTTCACGTTTTGATTCGTCAAAACTTGCATTCGTTCTAGTGCTGAGTACTCCACGAATTTGATTATTCCGTGCAAGTGCTTCAACCAGTCGAGTGTGTAGTTTTTCATAATCATTGAAGAGTTGAGTGAAATATTCTTGAAGACGATTGTTGTTGTATTGCAAGAAAATGACTTCATTCATCTTGAATGGTTTCTGGAAAGTATAGTTTTGACAACTCACAGATGTGAATGTGTCATCAAACACAGCATATTTCTGTCGGATGTATGAGTCGGCAATCAATAACTGATCATCATTCGACAAGAAAATTAGTACTTCGTTCTTGGTCAATAAGCGATAAACTGCCTTTTGCCAAAACTCAGAAGCTGATTCATTTTTATTGGGCCTTACATTTAGCAGATAATCCCAATCAGTAGCCTTCTTTTTCCCGTTATCGATGAATTTAAACTCAGATCTTGCAAAGATGCGGGCCACAAACTCAGCAGCCTTGTCAATTGACAAGCTCTTTAGTTGCAGATTTCCAAAGATCCGCTCCAGCTCATCGAATTCAAAACTCGGTTCTGGAACTTCTCGCTTGAATAAATTTAGCCATCCCAAGGCACCTCCTCCTTTCTAAAATTTTATGCCTACCACCCACCCGGATTTTTTTATCGTTTAAAGAAAGACTTTTTGGATCGTTTTAGTTCCTTCTTGATTGATTCAAACTCTTTATTTGTTTGTTCGACATTTTGACCACAAATATCTTCATGTCGTTTCACGGACTGGCTTAAAGTGTTCAATTCAGCACTGATTGAAGCAATCTTGTTCAACAATTCCATGTTTTCTTTGCTTACTACTGCAAGCTCACATTCAAGCCCTTGAATCTTTTGTTCAAGTTGTTGTTTCTTCTTCATTCGTTTGTTCATTTTGTTGTCCTTTCTAAAATTCCCAATCTTCGATCACATCAAGAAAGTCTCCAACAGTACTTTCTTGAATGATTTCTCTCTTGTAGAGAGCAGCAATAAAGGCATGGAAGCCGTCAGTCTTTCGTCTCAACGGTTCCTTTTTCAAAAATCTCTTGTTTCCGTCTTTGTCTTCTTTGACAAAGGTATTATCGGTATACCAGAGCATTGATTTGTCGTTTTCAAAAATGAATCTTTCATTTGCAAATCCATCTTCAATAATTGGAGCTACCTTCGACTGTATCGCTCCTGGATTTCGCAAAAATTCATACTCAAAATCAGCTTCTTCCAGCAATGGTTTCAGCAGGTCCATCCTAAATCCATCTGCGCAGACAATTTCGATATTGTAGAGCTTTCGCCACTGAATCAATTTGTCAACTAGTAATCTTGGATCTATACTTGGACCGTCTACGATAGTAAAGAGCCCTTGCTCCTGCCATTCACGGATTGGAGCCTTGATCTTAAACATATCCAAGAATTGCTTTCTTGCAAAACTGTGTTGCTTCCAGATAAACTCATCACCGTTTTTAAATAGCAGTCCAACACTGGCAAAGTCTCTGATGCTTGCGTAGTCAAAACCAGCAACGCAAGATCTTCCTGAGAGATCTATGCCAGGGCTTCGCAATGCAGCCATTAACTTTTCACGAGTGGTGACATCTTTTTCGATGTCGGCTTCTGGCAGATTCATCCGCTTGGTCATAAATTCCTGTCTACCTGATGGTTCCAATTCCAAATCATCATAGTCAGCTTTCGTTCTAGCTAATAGACGTTTGGCGTAAGGTGTTGTTTCATCCAGCATTGGATTCGCTTTTGGCCAATTAGTCATATCGTCCACTTCTTCCGGATCATCTAACTTGCAGATAAAAGGGAATAGGCGGAACTCGTCAAGCTCGCCATTCAAGATCTTCATAGATTTTTCAATCATCTTGTCGTAAAACCCTTCACGAACGTGTCCATTTGTACCGTTGTAAAAGGTTCGAGCATGGGCAATCTTACCAAGTCCTGATCGCTGGATTTTAACAGCAGAGTCATTTTCAAACTGGTGAATTTCATCGAATTCAAGGCAGCCATCACGAGCCGAGTCCATTGTCTTTGGGTTGTTTGTCCGATAAGAAAAGACCGAGTTATTCCCTCGGCCTGTAATAGACATCTTTGTCAAATAGTAATGGTCTTCCAATCCTCTTCGCTGGACAGTCTCATAAACTTCCTCAAACGAGACCTTGCCTTGCTTCTCAGAGTTAGCTGTGATAGTCACATCATAATCTCGGATGGGATACAGTGGGCTGATGAAGAATGCGTCCCGGCTGGACATAAAACCATTCTTTCCTCCCCCACGAGCAAGGGTCAGCAATATTTCATCAAATTGAGGTTCGCCATCTTCTTTCCGAAAAAGAAAGATAAATGGCGTGATGAACTTTTGATACTTAGCCAGTGGAAAGAAATTCTTCTCGGTGAACTGGATATATTTCTCAATCAAATCATTGTCAAAATATAAATCATCCCTCGGATAGATTTTTTCCTTGATGATTTTGAATAAGAGTGAGCGTTCTTTGTTGACTTTGATTTTTCCTGATTCGGCAAGTTCGATGTATTCATCAATCAGAGGATGAGAAATCACAACAGATCACTTCCGTCCGATGGTGGTTTCTTCTCGACTGGTGAATTTTCAACCTCAAAGTCAAATGATCGCTCAATCGCTAGTAGCTGATTGCTGGTTGTATTTATTTCTTTGATTAACGAGTTCGCTTTTTGAAATCTTTGCTGACCGTTATGGACGGTGATGACTAATCCATCTTGTTTGAGTCGTTCTTTCAACTCATACAGTAAACGGACCAGATAGAGATAGCGATGAACTTTCTCATACTGAATCGCATCTTTCTTTCGTGTGCTGAAATTGCCAATTTTGGAAAGTAACTGATTTTCCAATTCTTTTATATTTTTTTCTGAGTATTCTTCCATGAGCCCCCTCCCCCTTAAAAAATAGTGCTTTGCATTTGGACAATCGACCCCTCCCACCGGTTCCCAGAGACCGATTTTTTTCGATTTTTTTCGACCGGGGGGTCTTTGAATTTTTCAAAATTTTAAATTTTCATCCCCACCATTCGTCCGAACGAAAATTTTTATTTTGCAGTTTGGATGATTTGCGAAATTGGAAGCGATGATGTCGCTTATTGTGACACTCCTTGCACAAAGTGCGAAGGTTGTCGATATCTAGAGCAAACTCTGGATAATATTCCAGCTCTTTGATGTGATCGACTTCGAGGTTATCTGTAGTCACCTTCCCCTCATCTCGACACCAGACACATTCAAAATGATCTCGACTCATTGCTTCGAGTCTTAATTGTCTCCATGATTTTGAAAGATAAAACTCTCTGCGACTTTCTCTTGTCGAAACATCTACTTTCAAATCTTAAATCCTCTGTAACATTTCATACTTTCAATTATCTATTTCTGAAAACTATGTTGTTTTTCTCTCTTGAATTAGACATATCTTATATTCTGTCTGATTCGCCCCGGCATTAAAAAGCCGGTGAAATAAATGGATAGCAGGTAACTAATAAAACTAATTAGCGTTTTACTCGTTGTGTCTAATTGATAACTATAAATCAAAATTAGACATGGCTTTATCTCTTTGATCTTGTCTAATCCCAATGTACCTCAGCGTGATCGCAGGAGATGAATGATTAAATAGATCCATGAGCATTGCCACGTCTTTAGTCTTTTTATAGTAATGATAGCCAAATGTTTTTCTCATCGAATGGGTGCCTATGTTCTCAATCCCACACTCGATAGCTGCGGTCTTCAATATCCAATCGACTGTCCGTCTGTCCAGTGGTTTGTTTTTCCCGATGCGACTTTGAAATAGATAATGATGCAGCGGCATATCTTTGATATATTCTCTGACTTCTTTCTTCAAAGTCTTTGTCATCTTGAGCTGTTTCCTTTTTCCAGTCTTCTGCTCTTTGATTTTGATATACCAACCTTGCACATCCTTTACTCGTATTCGAAGAATGTCGCCCACTCGCAATCCAGAATTAATGCCAAATAAAAAGAGCAAGTAGTTTCGCTCATTCCATTCTCGTAGATATTCCTTCATCGCTTGGATGTCATCCTTATCTCTGATTGGATCCACAATGTTCATAGTGTCACCTCCCTTCACGTTAAAATAAAAAAAGCCAGCATTGCTGACTTGCTGATATTAGGAGTACAGGATTCGAACCTGTGACACGCCGGTCATAACCCGACCGCTCTACCGACTGAGCTAACTCCTAACCCGTTTCATAAGGATCCATCTGTTCGGTTTTACCCGATGATATAATTTTACCACCTTATTTTTAATTTTTTTCCACACTTTCGGCTGTATTTTTAACTTTTTTCCAAATTAATATTAATCTTAGTATTCGCAGATAGTTCGTAGATTTTCTTTTCAAGCCCACTAAAGAATGGCTCGATCACTTCCTTGTAGGCAAGAGACTTACTACAGTGCAAGTATTTGATTGATGCTCCTTCCACAGTTAGAGTTCCATCAATGTATACTTCTTTGATTGCAGCCCATTGTTTTTCGGGTGTTAGAATTTTGATAGTGCTGATTGCCTCTCGAAGCAATTCGAGACGATGTAGTTCTGGATCCGATTCTTTTTTGATAATATCGGCCAGGGCTTTCGGTGTCATTACCTTATTACTTTTGATCCCTGTATTTGGATCGGTTGGTTTCCAAGGCACTTCGATTTCTTCAATTCGTTCCTTGATTTCTTTTTTAAACGGATACTGTTGCAAAGCCAAAATTAAATACCCAAACCGACTTCTTAGATTCATTTACTATCCTCCCTGCAGTATACTTCTATAATTCCATTCAATCCTAAACTTTCATGATAAGCAAGTGCCTCGGATCTAGCATGGAATTCTTTCTCTGTATACTTTGCTAAGTGTTTAGGATCGCTCCAACTTGAGCGTCCATGGTATTTCCTAACAACATATACCCTCATTTATTGTCCTCCACATCGATGATATGATCAATAATACGCTTTAAATCTCTTATATTGTCAAATGGCAGCACTGCATCGTGCAGATCTTCAAAGTATGAATCTGTTTCAAAAAACTCTTCCCCAAGTATAGCTATCTCTAGCTTGCCATTTATTTGGGCAATAGATAGAATTCTATTCGCTCGCATTGGTATATGTACATTATCCAAACTCATCATTTCTCCTTTCTGTTTTTAAACGCTATCACACTGGCCCAGATCAAGCCAGACAGCCAGACTATGGCGAGTAGAAGATAGATAAAATTTTGTAAGTCCATGTTAATTCCCATCTATTTGTTATACAGTGTTACATTGCTTGAGTGAGTGTAATATACCTCGCCATTTTCAAAAGTCACACGAATACTATCTTGTTCGTCATATTTCGCCCATTGCTTCACTTCACCTTCGACAATTCGTCCGTCAGCTAGTCTGATTTTTGCGTATTTGAAAGTAAAAGTTGTTCCAATAATATCTTTATTTCCACACCCTGATAGTGTTATAAAAGACAAACAAACAAAAACTGTGATCAATAATTTTTTTATCATATTTCTACCTCTTCCTCTTATGCTTCATTCAAATACTGGTTAAATACATCTTCGTCAAGAACTCCATTCTCAATTAAAGTCTCAACAGCAATTTCAATTTTAATCAAACGATTTAATTCTTTATTAGGCAATGAAGCCATGATAATCTCTTCCATTATTTCACCTCTACTCTTTCTCCCGTGAATTTGTTTTCAAGACCCCTAAACAGTTCATATTCTCCGTTGTTATACGAATAAACTGCTGTCGTTGTCTCTTCCCACTGACTTCGTGTATATGGGTATTTGTTTGGTCGTTTCATTCTGTTACCTCCAAAAGTTCTGGATTTTCGTAAATGTTGCCGAGGATTTCTTCGGCCCCAGTCCACGCATATCCTTCTTTAATTCCTTTTAGATATATAGCCGGCATGCCTCCTACGTAAGTGCCACCATATTCTTTTTCTAGGTATACTTCATGAGGACAACCTCTGGTACATTTTATAATATCTCCGACAAAGACTTCTTTGCCGTTCTTATCATGCAAGCCTGTTGACTGCATGAGTTTAATTTCGTCAGGATAAACTGGAATATTATCATTCATAATTGAATCATTCAATTCAAGTTCTTCAAGCTCATTAGCAAAGAAAAGCATAGCCTTTACTAACATCATTCTACCAAGTTCATTATGCCATGCTCTAAACTTTGGAATCATCTTGCACCTCCTCTAATTCAATTCCTTCACAATCAAACACCCAACCAAACCCGGCTTCTTCGAGCTGTTTTTTTGTGTGTTCTGTACGAAATTTTTTATCTAGTTTTATTGACGATAACGTCCAAGTGTTTAGGTGCTTAATCAAGGTTAAGTAACTATATGATTCTTCAATCCATTTAAACCTTACATAATACCGCTTCTCTTTCTCGACCTCGTAGCCAAAAATCCAAGCACTGGCGAATATTTCTTGATTTTTCCAATCTGATAACCATGTATCAACTTCTTCTTTTGCATATTCAAAAGCGCCAGACAATGAAATTATATTATTTTCTTTGCACGTCTCAATCCAATCCGCCACAAACTGCGGTACTACCGTCTTCTGCGGTTCGTCTAGTTGTTCAATAAGTTCAATTACTGCGTCTATCTCAATATATTCTGCCTTGTTACCGAAAAGATTCTTTAAACATTTTATCCGTTCAATCAACTCTTGTTTATTCATTCTTCCATCTCCTCAACTTTCAAGCTTTTTGATTTCACGTTCAACTAGCTCTTTACGTTTTTGTAATTCTTCTAGCTTTTGGGCGTCTAATGCTTTCTTGATAATTTCAAGCCGTTCAATATCCATCCTAAAATTTTCTAGGGAATCAACTTTTCGAGCATACTCTCTGAAATTATTCGCCCAATTCCATTCTTCCCAACCGAAACTATTGTTTAGTTCTCGCACTAAATCATTATATTTACTTCTTAAATCAATATTAATTTGACGCTGATAAAGCATTACAAATGTCGCCATTACCAGGACTGACACACAAGCTAAGAACATCACCCAATACATAAGTTCTCCCATTTATTCCACCTCCTCAAACTTTACGAACGTCATCCAGTGGGTTGTTCCTCTTTGTTGTCCAAACAAAGGTTTAAATGGAATGACTTTTAGCACCTCTTTTACATTCACCTGGCAATCTGACCACTTAAAAATTAACGTTCCCCCTACTTTTAAGACTCGCATGCACTCTTCAAAACCTTTAGCCAAATCTTCAGACCAAGTTTCTTTTTCAAGTTGGCCATACTGGGCTTTCATTATCGAATTAGGTCCAGCCCATTTTAAATGAGGTGGATCAAAAACAACTAGATTAAAAGTATTATTTTCAAATGGCATAGCACGAAAATCGCCGATAACATCAGGATGTACGTTGACTTTTTTACCGTGTATTTCAAAGTTTTCTTTTCTGATATCCATGAAAGTTGTATGGCTTTCATTTTTATCAAACCAAAACATCCGACTACCGCAGCAAGCGTCAAGTATTTTAATTTCTTCTGTCATTTTATCCTCCTAAATTGCTGAATGGAACTTCCCATTGATAATCAACATATTCATAACAAACATCTTTGATAATTTCACCTTTGGAAATTTCAATTTCCTGTGTGAATTCTATGCCACACTCAAACGTAAAAATTTTAATATCAACATCAAACTTACTTGAAATTTCTTGATAATTTTCTGGAATAGCACTCCACGCTTGCTTGAAATTATCCAGTTCAACGGTACAAAATTTTTCTTCAAGCCAAACTTCTATTTGTTTTTGATTGATAAACGCTCGTCTTGTCCCATTGATGTAAAAATAGGGACCTGTGCTGTTGAATATAAGTAGAGTGCCATCATATTCATCTGTTAGTGTTACAGTGTCGCTTAATAGCATTTCTTTCAATGCTGATGCAATATTTTCGCTTCTCCCTCTTAATTTAAGAGATCCTTCGGCCCAATTTGGCATTATCCCTTCACCTCCTCAATCTCAACACCCAGACATTCAAACACCCAACCGAATCCGGCTTTTTCCAATTCTTTGCGGGTGTGGTGTGTTTTAAAAAAATTGCCATTATCTCCGTTATTGATTAACCACGAATCACTTTGTAAATCGTGATTAAGGAAAGACACATCTCCGACTCCTTTAATCTTCACTAAATACCGCTTTTTCTCAACCTCATATCCATCAATCCATGCACGGGCAAATAACTCAGAGTTATCCCAATACCATTCTGCAACTCTATCAGACATGCATGCATCTATTGAGTAGGATAGTGTATGACCTAGCTTTTTCTGTTCTCTGATAAAATCCGCCACAAACTGCGGTACTGTGACTTCCTCACGTTCAATAGCACCATCAAACTTTCCTTGTTTATACCCTGCATAATATTTATACAGCCCATAATCACTTCCAAGTTTATTCAAAATTTCATTGATCCATACTGCTTTAGTTGCAAGATCAAACTTTTCAATTCGTGCGATAACGTCTTTTAGTTTAATTTTATATTTATTGACCATTTGATCTGCGCTTACAATAAACTCTTCTGGTATTTCTACTTTTTCGCCACCATCAAGAACTACACTAATTAATAGCGAATCATCTGTAGAATAAGCAAACCCGTCAAAGCTACCATACACTAAAACTTTAGTACAATCATCCATTTTATAAATCCTCCTCTTCAATATTTGATTTTATTAGAATGGTAATTTGTCATCTGTGATGTCCATTTGGCTTGCAAAGCTTGGTGGCATCTGTTCTGTCATGCTGTTTTGGTTTGCGGTATTGTCACGTTTTTCAAGAACTTGGAAATTTTCTGCGACAACTTCAGTCACATATACACGTTGTCCTTGCTGGTTCTCGTAACTTCTTGTTTGGATTCGTCCAACAATTCCCACGAGCATTCCTTTTCTTGTCCAATTGCAGAAGCGTTCTGCTTGTTCTCGCCACATCACACAGTTGATAAAATCTGCATCATACTCATCATTTGCATTCTTAAAATTCCGATTGCATGCAATATTGAATTGAGCAGTTGCAATGTTGTTGGGTGTGTAGCGTAGTTCTGCATCTCTGGTCAACCGTCCAATAAGAGTCACATTGTTAATCATTATTATCCTCCGACATTGTTCATTTCAGCAGCTTCTTTGAGCGCTTCTGCTTTCTTACGTTCCTGCATTTGATATTCTTGATTTAATTTATTCAGGATTGTATCTTGTGCAGTATTCTGTTCAGCTAATCTCTGGATGCTCAATTCATGTTCCTGAATCGTCCATTCCATATCTTTGATCTTATTCTCTTGATCTACTAATCTAGAATTGAGATTGATAGCAATGACTAATGAAATAGTTGCCAATGAGATCAAGTTGATGATCAGCCAATTGATTTTACTTTTCATCTTCAATTACCCTTTCTAGCCTGAATTGACCAGCTTCTCTTCCTCGCTCGTTCAAGTGTATATAATACTTGAGGAGAGAAACATCTTTTCCTGTGATCTTGCTCAATTCTTTCAGTGGAGCTGTACAGATGTATTTCCCTTGATCAAAGAATCTATAATCCGTCAATTCCTCTGGATCCCCCATCAATGTTTTCTCATCAATATTGAAGAACTTACACAATTCTTGGACATGAGCTGGTTTTATATCGTCTTTTGTGATCCATTGCTGAATTGTATTTTGATTTCTATTCAACTTCCTTGACAGCTCTTTGCGTGTTAGTCCTTTACCAAGAATCAGCAATTGCAGTTGTTGACGGAAGTGATCCATCTGATTTCTTGTGTAATCTCTCATGTTGTCACTCCTGTTCATAACTATTCTTCAAGTCCTCAATAAGCCATTCAAGATATTTCTTAGCCTTATCCAAATCTTCAAGCCCGTTCTTCTTCTGGAATCTACATAGATACTTGATAGTATTTCCCCAGTAGAAGCCTTGGACTCCTTTCAAATTTCCTGCAAAGTTCCGGATGACATCAATGGATTCCAGACCATATTCACCACAATAGTGATTTGGCTTGTTCACTGAATCATTCATCTCTTCTAAAATCTGTTCAAATGACCGTTCTTTCATTTCAACCGTTCCTCCTTGATCCAAATTCCGTCAACCAATTTCCCTTTGCGGTCCTTGATTTCTTCATAGGCTTTATTTAAGCACTCCACAAAATCATAGTTGAGCATTTGAGAGATTCGCATCAATTCATGTACTACGCTTTTAAGTTGATATCCCTGACGGTTGAAATATGATGCTAGTGCTTGGTCCATCATCAATACAAAGTAATCTTCTGTCTTTGCAGCTTCTGAGAAAATGAATTTCTCTTGTTCTGGGAAGATTTCTTTTGTGTTGATTCCAAGTTGAAGAGTCAACCCAATCAATACAACAGTGATGTCTCCGATACTGTCTTTGGTCACTTCTTCATCTTTTTCAGCAATTCCTCTTGATAGCTCCCCGATTTCTTCATAGAGCTTCAGGAATTGTTTATTGGGTTCCTGAGTGTGTAAGTTGCGATCATAGAACCATTTTTGAACTTTTGAAATTAGATCCTTTAATTTGTTGTTTTCCATTCGTTAATACCTCCGACTTTCCATAGCTTCAGGAAATTTGAAAATGTGTTTGCTTGCTCCCTTGAAGATTCGGTCAGCAAGTGCTTGATTGTAGATTTTTTTGATGTCATTACTTGACAAGTTAGTGTTGAAGAATGTTGTTTGCCTGTTGTCTAAAATTTTAAACAGCACTCTCTGTCTCCATTCATTCGCTTCTTTTAGATTGGCGCTCATGCTACTTTCTTTCCCCAAATCGTCCAAGAAGAGAAAGTCAACTTTGCTGAGTAGGTCAACAGCGTAGCTCTCTGTGAAGTCTCCTCGACCATTGAAGCTTTCTTCAATCTTATTGAAGAGAGCTGATGTTGAGATGAAGATCACGCTTTTTGGATTCTCACATTCTTTTGATTTCTCATTCAATGCTTTTGCTAATCCAATAGATAGATGGCTTTTCCCAATGCCTGGCGGTCCACTTAGGATCACATTCCCTGTTTCAAACTTCAGATAATCCCTCAGCATCCGTTTCATGAAGTTCAGAGCTTGCTCATTCGTTGAATTGTCTGCTGTATAATTCTCTAATGTCTTATCACTCAACTCTTGAGAATAGATGCTCTCTCTTTCAAATACTTTGTAAGTGTGAGACAAGAGGGCTTGAATTTTCGCTTCCTGCCTCAAGAGAGATTCCATCTTTAGGATTTCTTCTTTTTCGCATTCAGGGCAGATCTCAATGATCTGTTCTGATCCACTGATCTTCACTTTTGCATGAAGGATCTGACAACCATGTTTATCACAAGATGTAATTTCTTCATTCATTAGAATCCCAACCTTTCATCTTGCTTCTGGACATTTTGCTGTTTAGGAATTTGCTGATTGCGGTATTTTTCAAATTTACTAGCGTTGAAGAGTGTGTCTGGTGTTAAGTATTTAGACATCTTTGTGTTTTCCTTCCACTCATTTGTCTTTACATCAATCACATATTTGAAGTCTTCGATTGTATAGTTCTCACTCAATCTTCCATTGATTAGTCTTTGAGTTGATTTGCTAGTTGGTTTGAAATGTGAACCAGTTTTCTCATTTAGATATTTGATGATTTCTTCATAGACATCTGGTTGGGGCTTTTGCCCCTTATCTATTTCTATATCTTTATCTATATCTATATCTATATCTCCATTACACTTTGTTACATCGGTGTTACATTGTAACGTTTTTTGGTTTTCTCGATGCTTGCGAACTCTACGGGCGCTAGCTGTTTCACTACCTATCATTTCTGGAACTTGTTCAAGATTGAACTGGTAATTGTCTGATGTTGTCAATAATTTCTTTTTAGTTAAAAACATCAATGCCAATCTAATTGCTTCCGGATCTTCATCAATGATGAGTGATAGTTCTTCAGCTAGATCTTCAGCCAATCCCTCAAAGTACAATTTTCCTTGTTCAGCTAGACTTGCAAGCATCATCTTCAGATAGATAATTGTGATTTCTTCTCCTCCAGGGAGCTTCCTCATTAGCTTCATTTCCTTGGAATTAAAGAAGTCCTCTTTTAATTGCAACCAGTAATATCTACGGTTTTCAGTTACCATTCATCAGGCCTCCTTATTTGAAAATTTTGCGTACTCTTTTAGGAAGAATAATTGGACAGTCCCAAGGCTCCCATGCCTGTTCTTCTCAAGAATAAGTTCTGTTACATTGTCCGGCTCCTCTTGTTCATCTCGCTTGTAATAAGCTTCTCTATACAAGAAGGCTACTATGTCAGCGTCCTGCTCAATAGATCCGGATTCTCTCAGATCTGAAAGGATTGGGCGTTTGTCATTTCGCTGATCAACTCCACGGGAAAGCTGACTGAGGGCGATGACCGGAACTTTCAATTCTTTTGCCAGAATCTTCAATTGCCTTGAAATTTCAGATACTTCCTGTTGCCTGTTTTCTCTTCCTCTACCTTCTATTAGTTGTAGATAGTCAATCACAATCAATCCTAGACCGTCATTTTCTTGAGCTAACCTTTTGGCCTTTGATCTAATTTCTGAAATCTTTACTCCTGCTGTATCATCAATGAAGATCTTCCCTCTTGCTAGTCGTTCCTGTGCTGAAATCATTCTGCGCCATTCACTTTCGGTGAGATTTCCAGTTCTAACATGATACGATGGAATCAATCCTTCTGCTGACAGCATACGTTCAACCAAGCTTTCTGCTCCCATTTCTAGTGAAAAGATTGCTACTGCTTTATCTGAATTCTTAGCTACGTTCTGGGCAATATTCAGAGCAAATGCTGTCTTACCCATTGCAGGTCTTGCTGCAAGAATAATCAGGTTGTCAGTGTGTAGACCAGTCGTGATATTGTCAAAATCTGTAAAACCTGTTGGTGTTCCTGTTACATCACCAACACGTTGTGAGCGCTCGTCAATAATTGACTGCGTGGAATCAATGACATCAATAATTGGACGGAAGCCAGTCTGCTTGTCATTTGCTATGTTTGACAAAGCTTGTTCAGTCTGGACAAGTATGTCATTTAGGTCTGATTGACCATCATATACATTGGCTATCGTTTGATTGAGATCTTCAATAACCTTTCGTGCTCTCGCTTTTTCGGCTACAACCTTGGCATAATGCTCAATGTGAGCACTGGTTGGTACAGCATTGATAAGACTAGCGAGAAATGCCATCCCACCGATTCGATCAAATTCGCCTATTGAGTCAAGCGCTGATTTAACTGATACGGGGTCGATTGGTTCTCCCCTGTCCGACAAATCTTCCATGATTCCAAAGACGATGCCATGTGATAGTTTGTAAAAACTTTCTTTTGTGAGGTATTCTGAAGCAATTAAGATTTTATCTGGATCGACAAATATTGAACCGATTACTGCTTGTTCAGCAAGAAGATCGTGAGGCAGGATTGTATTATTTTCTGCCATAAATTAGCTCCTATCTACGATATCCAAAACGCATTGCTTCTCGTGCTTCTTGAATACGTTGTTGTTCAGCGATCATCTTTTTTAGTTCTCGTTTTGATTCCTTGCATCGCTCACTAATTGAGCTGATGATAATCATTTGAAATAGGACCACAATAATTAATACTCCGACTAAAATTTCTGCTAACATGTTAATTCCTCCAATATTCTTTTATAAAAATAATTCCTGTGTTATAATTAGTTTATAGTTCTTTCAAAGCGCCTTTTTCAAAGGGTGCTTTTTATTTTTGTAGTGTTCGACAAAATCGCTGAACATCTTCCAAATTGTAGAGATACTTACCGCCCTTTCCGGACTGTTGACATTGGAATTTACCTTGATCCCGCCATTCTTCCAGCTTGGTTCTGCCCCAGCCAGTTGCTTCCTGTAGCTGTTTGATCGGCACCCATGTAATATTTCTGCTTGATCTGCGCTTAGCTTCTTCCATAGCTTTGATATTGAGTGAAACCAGTTCTTCAAAGAGTTTATCTTTAAATTCTGTTCCAAATAGTTCTAGGACCATTTTTAAAATCCTTTCTATTCTTTATTTTTCTTTTGTTCTATAGCTCTTAAAATTATTTCGTGAGCTATATCTTTTGTGAGCTTTTGTAACTTAATCAAAGCTTCACTATAAGTTTCTGATTGTTCAATTAGCAAGTCAGATAACTTTATAATTTCATCTTCAAAATCCATCTCAAGACCGATGACCTTTCTATATTATTGTGTTAACTTACTACTAACAAAAAACGATTAAATAAGACCTCTTACTCCTTATGAAAATCGTCTGTCAATTTTTATGAAAGGAGGGAATCTATGAATTACATTAATGAAATGTTGCCTAATGAAGTAAGTTTCTTGCCATATCGTTTTTCAACCTCAGATGTAGACAGTGTTGATCCATCATCTAAATCTGTTTTGAAATTTGCTACAACAGTAGATAACGAGAAATTTATTGATTTATTGTCGGTACATGAAAATGGTTTAGTTCTATTAGTTAAAAGTGAAGAAAATGAAGTGTGGTCTAATAGAAAACCAATTTCCAATACTGTTGATGGTAAACTTGTAATTACTTTTGAAAGTGAATAGTCGAATCACTAAGTATTACAGTAGTTTTCCCGTCTTTTGATATAAGGACTTGTTTTTTAACAAGTTCTTTTTTAAATTTTATTTTCATATTTACCTCTTCACCCTACTAAACTCATCTGTCCGTTGCGGGCTTTGATTTCTAGCTTTGTATTTGCTGATGGCTCCCAGCTTCCCCAATAGTCAAATGCTTGTTCTTCGTCTTTACGTTTTAGCAAGTCATAGCGTGGAATGCGGAAGTATTCCTTGAAGTCTTTGGCAGCCTGTGAAAATACCGATTGTGCAAATTTCCGATCTTTGTATGCCTGGCTGTCTTTACCACCTAACAATGCCACGACTTTTTTCTTACGCATTTTTTCCAATGCCAGACAAACCGAAGGGTTGACCGGTTGCTCATTCTTCAGATAATCAACATCGGCTGATAAGATGGACTGGCCTTCTTTCAGCTTTTTCAATTCCTGGAGCGCATGGATCATTGCGTCTTCTACCACTAACTCGGTAGGTTGAATAGTCACTTCATTCATTATTCAAATTCTCCTTCTAAAATGTTGCTTTCTTTGCGGATATCGTTCAGGTCGTTAAAAAATCGAATACCTCTGCTAATAAAACTGTCAAATTCATTTCGGATGATTCCATCAGCTTTGAGGACTTTTTCCTCATCTGCATAGATCAGACCACCCATGCTTGCTAAGAAATCATTTCCCTTTTGAAGTAGACTTGTGATGTTCTTGTAGGCTGAGATTTGCTTCTGCACATTATTGAGTTGTCCTTGCGATTCTTCAATCGCTCGTGTCAATTCATCGTACTGAGCAGATTTCTTATCTACCTCTTCACGCTGGGCCAGTGTGTCAGCAAGTTGCTTTTCGATAAATTCGGAGCGTTCTTCCATGGCTTTTACCGTTTTAGAGAGTTCCTTATTCTTTTCTAGCAACTGCCTGTTAAGGTCCTGTGTAGCCCTATAATCGTCTGGGATGACTTCCTTGATGGTTTCTTTGATTTCGACCTTGGAAGATTTGATTCGCTCGTTTTCAGCTTGTAGACGCTTGTTTGCTAGTTTGCTTAGGTTGAGCTTCTTCTTGATTTCCTGAAGTTCCCGTACCGTCGGATTGTCGCCATCTTCGATACGTTGGATCTGCTCCTCTTTCTCTTCGTCTGGAAGAGTTGCTATGAGATAGAGTGCTGATGATCCTAAATCTGACAACGTTGTCACATTTGGTAGCTGTTTGGCAACTGTCATCATTCTGTTTGCTTCCCGGTAATGGATACCGATTTTATCAAGCCATCCTCCGAATTCTCCATGTGTAAGATTATTTTCCTTCACATGGTTCAATCGTCTGCCGATTTCCCAAATGGACTGGCCGGCTATATGCTTGTGATGGCTGATTTCAAGTTCTATCTGAGATAGATTATTTGATAAAGTAATTTCGTTCATGTTTCTCCTTTGAGTTAACTAACGATTATCAAGGCGGCCTCTCATTGCATAAAAACCGTCAGAACATTCCATAGATACTATTTGGTTAGTATTGATCATTGTCGGACCTATATGCAAAAAAACACTTTTAGGATCCTTGATGAATTTTAATAATTCATCTATTCGTTCTTTAGGGTTACTGATTTGGATTACATTTCCATTTGATAGATTCATTGTTAGTTTAACTAATCTATCGAGGGCTACTGAATCTTTACCATCTTTATCAACATATATTGTCATGTTGTTCGTTCCTCCTACTCTCCTAAATCGACCCAAGTCTCGTCGATACCTAAGACATCACAGACTCGGTTTTTGAGTCTGTCACTGCCCTTCCCATATTTCAGTAGTTCTGAAATAGTAGGTTTCTTCACTCCGCAAGCACGAGCGAGATGCGTCTGTGTCATTCCTTCTGAACTCAATTTTTCTTTGACCAATTGAATCCATTTTTGATGTTGTTGGCTCATTCCTGACCTCCTTTTTAAAAATTTATCTAAAAAGTTAGCGAATTTATTGACAACTCTAGTCAAATGTTTTAAAATGAAAACATAGAGAAAAGACCTACTAAAAGTAAGGTTTACCTATATAAAACAGACGCCAATCAGTTTACTAGGCTTTATTTTTTAGTTGTCTTATTCGCTAACTCTTTAGCTTACGATTATTATTTTAAAACATTTGACTAAATATGTCAACTATTTTCTACAAATATTTTAAAAATTTTTTTCGTTTGCTTAGAAAGGTTCTAAAAAAATGTTCGTAGCATTCGATAAAATAAAGGAATTAGCTGATAAACAGGGGATTTCTATAAATATTTTGGAAGAAAAACTTGGTTATGGAACTAACACTTTGTATCGATTAAAAAGAAGCAATCCGAGTTCAAAAGTTTTAAAAGAAATAGCTGATTACTTTAATGTAAGCGCAGACTATTTACTTGGTCGCACGGATAATCCTACTATTGCTGGTGATTCAAAAGAGTATACCTGGCAAGGGAAGCCTCTCAATGTTGAAGAAATGGCATCTAATGTTATGATGTTCGGTGGTCGAGAATTAACAGACGAAAAGAAGAAAATCATACAGTCCATTATTGAAGGTTATCTAAAAGAAGCTGGCGATTAGAGGTACTGATTAGTGACCGAAAAAGAAATTATAAGCCATTATCAAGTTCGTATTATCGATTTTGATGGAGATTTAATGCCGGATGAACTCGGATTTTATGAACAAGAAACTAATACAGCTTTCCTATCGAGTAAACTCAACAAAAAAGAGAGAGTTAAGGTACTATTGCATGAACTGGGACACAAGGACCACACACGTTCAGAGTACCAGAACGCTCGCCTACGATGTGAAAATGAAGCTGATAGGAATATGATTCATCATCTTGTAAAAGATGCACTAGATAACCTAGAAGACCCTAGAGAGTTTGATTACCTAAAATTTATGTCTTACTATAATCTGAGAACTATAACAAATGAAATTATGGTTCAAGAGGAATACTTAGCATTAGTCGAATAAAAGGAGACTCATATGTCTTGCTCATACGTTGCTTTAGATATTGAAACTGCTAATGATTTTAGAGGAAGTATCTGTTCAATCGGTTTGGTAAAATTTCAAGATGGGAATATTATTGATACTTTTTATACTTTAATCAATCCAGAAGAAGAATTTGATGATTTCAATATTTTCATCCATGGCATTACACCTGAAGATGTTCGTGATTCACCTACATTCCCAGAGGTGAGAAAGGCGATTGTTGATTTTATTGGTTCTGATATAGTTGTAGCCCACTTTGCACAGTTTGATATGGGGGCTTTGAATGATGTTTACAATAAATATCAGTTGGATTATGACGATATAAAATATATTTGTTCGTATAGACTTGCAAAAGTTGCTATGCCAGGACAATTAAATTATAAGTTAAAAAATCTTTCGAAAGCATTGAATATTCAATTAGACCATCATAATGCTTTGTCTGATGCAAAAGCTAGTGGTTTAATTCTAGATCACCTATTATCAGCCAACTCTTTTTCTGATCTCAATGACTTTTTAAAAGAGTATCGTTATGACAAGACAGGTCTACTTGGCCAGCGTGGTTTTAAGAGAAAAAAAGACGCTAAGTACAAAGATAACCTCATCTATACTCCTACAGAAGAGGAAAAAGAAGCAATGGACCCAGACCACTATTTCTACGGATTGTACTTTTGTTTTACTGGAAAACTAGAGAGAATGACCAGAAAAGAAGCCAATAAAGCGGTAGCACTTGTTGGTGGAGTCCCAGAAAAAGGTGTAACTAATCATACAAATATTCTAGTTGTCGGTGAACAAGATTGGCGTGTGGTAGGTGTAGACGGTCTAAGTAGTAAAATGAAGAAAGCACAATCATTGCTTGAAAAAGGCCATGATATTGAAATCATGACAGAAAATGATTTCATAAGATTGCTTGATGATTAATTAACAAGAAATAACAAAAATCCCCACAATCGCCTGCAAGCTAAAATGTGAGGATGTGCTGTATAGAAAGAATGGCATTAAAAAGCCCTCTTTACTATACCCATTTTATCAAGAAATGAGGTGAAACGCAATGGAAATAAAGTCTTACAAAAAGAAAAATGGCGATACAGCTTATAAGTTTAGGATCTATGTCGGTAAAGAAAATGGAAAGGATAAGTATGTGAAGCGTCAGGGCTTCCAGACAAAAGCCAAAGCAAGAGCAGCACTTCTCCAACTTCAAGCTGACCTTAAAAATAGCGAGGAAATCACTGTCAAGGAAGTCACTGTCAAGGAAGTCACTGAAAAATGGCTCAAGGAATATGCTGACACAGTACAGGATAGCACCTACATCAAAACTGAAAGGAATATAAAAAATCATATTTATCCTGCGTTTGGGGATCAAAAAATTTCTTCTCTCACTCCTCTTCAGCTTCAGGAACAAGTTAATACCTGGTCTAAAAAACTTGTTTACGGACGTAAAATGAAAGGCTTGATGAATAACATATGTAAGTACGCTATCAGACATGGCTACATTTCAACCAATCCGGTTGAGAGTGTAACAACTCTTGTCAGAAAACAAGCAGATACAGATAGCGATTTTTACGACAAGGAGGAACTGAAATATTTCCTTGAGTTAGTAGACAAAACAGATGAACTGAGAAAGAAAGTCCTCTTTCGTCTTCTAGCCTTCACAGGAGCTCGAAAAGGGGAGGTTTTAGCCCTCAAATGGGAAGACTGGACCAATAACACTCTGAACATAAATAAAGCCATCACAAGAGGATTTGACGGGGAATCTGTTGGTCCTACAAAAAACAAAAGTAGCAACCGATTGATCAGCCTGGATGAAAAGACAATTGAACTACTTACAGAGTGGAGAGAAATGAATCCTACTACTACTTTTATCTTTGAGAATGAATTAGGAAAACCAATACCAGGAACACTACCACGGAAATGGCTACAACAAATTGTCAAAGATTCGGATGTGCGTCCGATTAGGATCCACGGCTTCCGACATACACATGCCAGTCTATGCTTTGAAGCTGGAATGACACTCAAACAGGTCCAGTATAGACTTGGACACTCAGATTTAAAAACAACCATGAACATCTATACTCACATCACCAAAGAGGCTAAGGATGACATTGGTGAGAAATTCGCAAACTATATTGATTTTTAAACAAATAACAAAAAAACAGACCCTTTGGATAAAAAAGGGTCTGTTTTTGGGTCTGTTAGTTTCAAAAAGGTTCAAAAAAGAATAGAAAGTATAAAACAAAAAACGTTGTTTTTACAACGTTTTAGAAAGTTTTAGAAAGCTTTAGGAACTATAGATGGAGCCGGTGGGAGTTTCTAGAACTCAATTATATAGCTGTTTTTAGGTTTTAGGGTCTGTTTTAGGTACTGACTTCTAAAACTTTCACGGCTCATCATTTGTATTACTAGTTTAGCATAGGTTCCAAGAAAGTTCAAGCTTAATTATAAAAGAGATATAGAATGAAGCTATTTAATAGGAAAAAATCTTTTATTTTTTTAAAAAAAGTTAGTAAAATCTCTTGATTTAATACAACTTTAGTTGTATAATATATACATAAGGTTAAGGAGGAAACCTTAGACAAGGAAACTAAAGAAAGGAAAAATAAATGTTAAGGCGAAGAAAAAAGCCAATCAAAGCTAAGACGAATAAGCTAGTAGTCAAAATCAACTTGTTCATCATAAGCATTGAGTGGCACATCGAATTCGGATAGTGAGCAAACACTATCCGCCCCTTGGTGGGGCTTGCTTTAATTATAACAGGTATCGTGATGAAAGTAAAATTTAATGTTAAAAAAACCACAGCTAGAGAAAAACTTGAGTTTATTTTAGGGCTTCTGTTGATCGTAGTGATCATTTGGTTTTTTGTGAGGTAAATATGTTAGTTGATATCAATGCTATTAAATGGCTGCTAGAAAATGCCACAGCCTATTCTATTAGTAAAAATTGTGGATTATCCACCCAAGCAGTAGACAAATATAAGAAGGGTATTTCTGATATTATGAATATGCGTTTGAAACACGCAATTAAAATGACAGAATACGCCAATCAGTTAAAAAACAAAAAGTGATGGTTATTTAATCATCACTTTTTTGATGTAAAGACCCATTGCTTATAGCACAGAATCAAAAAAACATAGTCATTCGATTGAGGTTACAACGGACAATTTTTAAAATGTCTATTAAAACAGAAAATAAAAAAAGCCCTCCCGAATTGGGAGGGTGTGTGTCTTATTATATAGTCTCTGGCCACGGGTCATCTGTGGTATACGACATATTAGTAAATCGTAAATCTCCGATATCTCTATCAGTAGGTACGGGATCATCGAATTGTAAGCGTAGCTGGTTGCCGTCACCCGGCCCGCCTAAATAAAATGTTCCCAAACGTTTCCCCTTGTCATTTGTCATAATACCAAGTTTTGAGCTAGTGGCACGAAAACCGACTGGGATTCCTTGAACGTTTAAGATAACCACGTTTCGCTCTCTGTCTGAACCTTGCGGAACGTAGTTGGGCGCACCTCGTCTCACGATCCCAAACCAACCCCACGATAGACCACCGAAGCCGACCTCTACCGTGGAATTTACACGTCTGAACTCCACGTATGCATTAGTTTGATTTGAGTTGATGTTTCTTGGTTTAAATTTGACATCACCAAACAATACCGACCAAGCGTTAGAGCCAGTTCCGGCAGTTTTCTTGATCCACTTCACTGCTCCGTTCTTAGCCGTGGTATCGGTATAAATTGTACCGATGTCAGCGTTAAGATTGTACGGGAAGCCTTGGCCTTTCAATTCCGTGCCTGTACCACTTCCAGAACCGACTGAACGCTTCAACTCTTCCAAATCGTTTTTTGACGCAAGTTGGCTTGTGTCAATCGTTGGCAATTTTGAGCGTGTGACAAACGGATCACCGCCGTTTGCTAGTTTGGTGTCAATCAGTGCATCAAGTCCAAGGTCTACGTGCTTCTCTTTGATGTTGGTGGTCATCTGTGCTTGTAATGTCGCATAAGTCGGAAATAACTCGTAAGCTTTGGTAGTCTGTAACGCTCCGCCTTGGTTGGCTTGAAGCGCCCCAATATCACGACCAATGGATTCTATAGCTTTTTTTAATTTATCCATTCAGCACCTCCTTAGAGGGTATTTTTAGCCGTTGTATAGATTTGTACGAAGTCAGTATTTTCAAGGTCGGTGAATTTTTGGCCAAGCTCTGTCATTTTAGACACAATAGCTTGGTCTGCTGATCCTGCACCATTTGCGATACGGTCAGCGATCTCTTTGAGAGTATCTAATTCTTCTGGTACTCCATCGCCTAAAATGGCAGTCTTGACACCAGCGATAGCCGTGTCTAGTTGTTGTTGTGTGATTCCAGCTTGTCCAAGTTCTGACTTGTCGGCTTTGCTTGCAAGTGTGGTTTTAATTTCCTTGATGTCGCTACCGACAGCTTGAGCAAATGATGTTAATTTTTCAGTATTTAAAGTCATAATTTTTCCTCTCTAAATTTTTGCAAGATTGTATAGTACTGTTAGGTCTGGCAACTCTTCCGTTTGTGATCCGTTTGGATGTTCAGCGATATACTTGTCAATTTCAGTTTTAACATCATTTTTTACAAGCGATAATACTTCCTCGCTTGTAAATTCGTCTGCTGAACGGGTGACGTCTAAACGTGTTGAGCGATCACTTGGGAAGATATAGCCACCGCAAACGACTTCAACCAAATAGGATCCGATCGGAAGGGCTTTTTCGATTTTTAAAGTGACTCTGGATTTATCCACTTTACTTTCAAATGTGGCCTTTCCTTTTTGGTTAAAGATCCTGATCGTGGCATTCTTGCCATTCAGCTCGCTGATTGGATGCATATTTTCATCCAACAACTCATAACCAAAAAGAGAGGCAGAGTCGCCTTGCTTTACGATTGCACCACCTTCAAATTGCTTTAGATTTGTTGAATTAATACTCATAATTCATCTCCTTTTAAGCGAATGAACCAAAGCTATTAATTCTACGTCCGTTTTCAGATTGTCCGACTGCAACATATCTTCGATTACCAGACCCTGCGATATATGTGATCCAGATATAACCATCATTATCTAACCAACCGTCATAGTTGATAGTTTGACCAGCGGTATACACCGCTACAATCTCATCAGCAAGTCCGGCAGAAGACCGTACATTGAGCGCAGAGACTTCTACTGTAAATGTGCCAGTCTCCTCGTTAAATTCGCTAGAATCTACTGTAAGAGGCTCTGACGGTTCGATAGATGCCACTTGTGCTGGTTGTCCGTCTACAGGGAAGTAAAACCAGCCTACGATACCGTTAAAGTCACGGGTGTTATATCGTGCTGGGCCACCAACGTACAGAGCATCTTCATTACCGTCAATATTCTGCTCAATGGTGCGCATGGTATATCCATCTGAATCTTCGATCACAATACCAGTATGCCCATAGCTGTGGCCATAGATGTAAGTGGTATCCATCACGAATACAGCACCAGCTCGTGGCTTACTATCAAGATTTCCCTCTTGGTTATATTCCA